GGTTAAGCCTTCGTTGGCCATTGTAGTGTCTCCTTATTAGAGGGTTATAAGATAAGTGATTAAGTTATCTCGCTCTCCGTCAAAGGTATCACCCGCAGGTGGCTCCGCTTAAAACGAAATTATGTTCACAACGCTAAAACGCATTGCGAAAATTTGTCAAATTAAAAGGTACTCACCTGCAACCTGCGCTGGACTTGTTTATGGAAGCTGGAGTTCTGGTCCCTATATTCTGGTCGTCCCATGTCTTTTGCGGCTTCCTTCATACTTCCGTATGGTTGTACCCCGCCAAGTCCAGAGGTTTCGCCCTGGTAGACTTTGACTCCTTTATTGTTCTCAGCCTTATAGCGGTTGAAGATATACTCAGCCGCCATCATTGCAGCGTCAGGATCTCCAGAGTTATAAGCATTGTTGTAAGCAGCTATCTGGTTTTCCGTCAGGTTGGAGTCAGCCCAATCCAACATGGCATCATGTTGATTCCCTGCTATTGACCTGACCTTGTTATCAAACTGCTCACGCATTGCATTTTGTCCAGCAATGAAAGCGTCTACGACTTCCCGTGGGAATCCTGATTTCTCCAGGGTTCCATAGGTTGTATCGCTTAGTCCATTCTGCTCGAAGAACTCAGTCCGTGCTGACTCTAATACTTCGCCTACGTTGTTAGCCGGAGGGGATTCGTTGTCCGGCTTCCGCTCCCCGAGTTTCTTTTGTAACTCAACGTAAGCCTTAGCTTGTTCTTCTACGGACTTGTATTTATCCAAGAGCCATTCGGGACGCTCCGGTTGTTCTTCTTGTCCTTGTTCTTCTGGTTGATCCTCAGCTAGTTGTTCTTCGACAACTTCCTCCTGGTCTTCAGGTGCGATCTCGGAGGGTGCGGGTTCATTGATTTGTATGCTACTTACTACGCCCATTTCTTATTCTGTTGGTTGTTGTGCTCTTTCTGCCATCTCCTGCTGTTGCATATATTGTGCGCTCGCAGTCTCAATGGCGGGTTTACCAAGTTGAGAAGCCATCATCATCATTTGCTGCTGTTGCTGCTCTTGTGCTAATTGCTCCTCAGACTTAACTAGATTCTCTGTTTCAATGCCGAGTGCCGTTGCCCTCCGCTTGAAGTATTCAGGTATGCTTAAGACTTGCTGGACTGCTTGTGGGCCAACTACTTGGTTCGCTCCAGCCAGGAACATATCCAGGCGATTAAGGTCGTTACCACGCCCAAGGGCTTCCACGCCTGTAGTAATGGCTGGCTTGACTATACCCTTGGGTAATTTCGGAAGACGCTTCTCTTGGGTCATGCGGTTCATCAGGAGGCGCACCAATGGCAACTGGAACTCTTGTGCTTGTAAGCTGTACAATCCACCAAGGGCGGACTCTAGTTCCTGGGACAACATACGGATCTCCTCGGCGGTAACACGCTCTGCTCGCCGCACCACACCGCTGTTGATTAAGAATGCCTGGGATACACGCTCTTCAATCCTTGTCGAAGTCTCCAAGGCTACCCTGAAGTCATTGTACTTCTGCAACTGCAATGGGACTACATCTTGCGCCAAGCCCTCGATAACGCCTCCGTTGGGTGCATTAACAATGTCGTCGGAGTTTGTTACCCCGTTGGGATTGTTCAAAAATAATAACCTGGAAGCAGCAGCAGATCCTTCGAGGAGCGCACGGGACAGTCCTTCCAGGGAACGAAGGTCGCCAAGGTATTCCTCAACGTATCCACGGCCATAGCTTTCCCCGTCGATCCGGTTGAAGCGCAAAGCAATGTAAGGAAGTTTCTCCTCCGTGTATGTAGTTTCGGTATCAGGCAGCACTATGCCTTTGATTTCCTGCCATACACGGAATGTATCCTCACCTTCACGGACAATAGCCGTGTAGAGGTCACAGTTGGCTTCCTTGTCGTTGGCATACTGTGAACGGATCTCTTCAGGAAGTGCAGAGTGCGAGATGGTTTCCTGGGTAACAATCTTGAGGATGTTGCCCATCGGGTCACGTTTCACCACATACCGGTCCAGTCGGAAGACACGGGTCTGTCCTGACTTGTCCATGTATATCAAGGCATTGCCAGTAACGATCAAGTTGCGGATTGCTTCGTATGCTCCAACACGGATGGCGTTGGTTTCAATCTCCATCGAAACACTCTTCTCAATCTCCGACAAGGCTCGCTCCAGTTCAGTACGCAACCCACTAGCTTGCTCTTGTCCTAGTTCGGCCTGGGCTTTATTGAGTTCTCCCCGGTCGATTGTCAGGCGGAAGAATGGTGCGTTAGGTGGTAGCAATGCCAACAACAGCTTGGATGCCAGATTGTTTACTGCTTTTGCGCCTATGCCTTGATATGGCGTGGGTAGCCTGTTTGCGGGGCTATGTCCCAATGGCGGCATAAGGAATGGTATGGTCAGCTTAGAACCATCCCGCGCCCTATCCAGGAACATGTACCTGTCCGATTCTAAATTCTGATAAATACCTTGTGCAGTTTCCATTACCATTTCTCCTTGTCTGCCCAATACGCCGCGGACATCTTTCCTTTTGCGATGTTCTTGGCGTGACGGGCTTTAAAAGATTTTCTCTTAGCTTTCATCCTAGCTGACTCCCCTGCTTTAGGTGCGCCAGCAGTCTTAGCTCCTTGTTCCCCAAAGCGGATGGTCTTCACCTTGTTCCCGACCTTTGCCACGACAACGTGGCTTTTCTTTGGGTGGCTAGGGGTGCGCTTGGGTTTGTTGTACCCGCTAACCCCTGCCCTTACTAACCTGGAATCTTTCTTATTCGGCATCGTTCTTAGCGGCTGGACGTTTCAATCCTTTGACCGAGGCGTTGATTCCGAACAGCGGGTTGGAGTGTACCACATTGATTGACTCAATGGTCAGTACATCATCTTCGATCTTCGCATTCTGGGCGTTGACTGTGGTACTGGTGATATTGCCAGTCCTGGCGTAGTTCAGTTCCCCGAACTCGTAGCCCGGAAGATCCTTGATGGTTTGTGAGAGATTGAGACACCCAGTCCCCGCTACGCAGTAACCGAGTGCCAAAAGTGTGATGATCGCTTTCATGGCTGTATGTTATACCTAACTTCAAAGTTATTTTCGTCAAAGACTAAATCATTTCTCAAGAGGCCACGGGCTAGTGCGTATGTACGGCACACATCGTTCTTGTCCGGTACTTTGCATTTGTATCCGATATGCGTTCCAATCCTTACCCCGAGGTAAATGAGATAAGACTTGAGGCCACCCATGCCTTCGGCGTGCGCTGCGTCCCTGAGTATGCCGTCCGTGGTTGCGTTGCCTGTAATAAAGAATCCACGTAGCCAGTCGTGCAGGATGCCGGAATAATAGAACTTGTTTGGGTTTATCAACCAATGTAGGAACCAGGGGACGCTTGGTCCGTCTGTTACCCGGCCAGCAGGGACTACCCATACAGTCTGGTGCGGGAAGTATTTCTCTACCAATGCCTCCAGGTATTCCTTCGATAAGAAATTAGGTTGCTCACATGCGTAACCAGTCCGCCATGAATCCAGGAACGCTTTAATCGTGACATCGGATATGTACCCTCCGGCGTATTGGAAGACCAATGGCTCCAGGGTGATGACAAAATTGCCATCAACCTTTACCAGTTTTGGGTCATTTAAAAACTTTGCTTTCATCTTAGTACGTCAAAGACCTTGGACACCATCACGTTGATTGCCATACCGATGCCGATGCCGATATAGACTTTGGTGCGTAGGTCGTCCAGTTTCCCTGCCAGAGGGGCGAAAGTGTGTTCTTTGTGGTGGCGGAGTGCCTCCCTGTCCTCGATCTCACGGAACTCAACAGCAGCCATCCTGGCCTCTAATCCTGCCAGTCTTTCATCATGCGTGGATGGAATGTGATGGTTCATTGTCCATCAGTGCCGTGACATTTGAGGAGTATGTTTAACTTCTCGTCCATACGGGACAAGGTTTTGCCAAGCTCGTTGATGCTGTTCCCGTGGCCATGTACTTCTTTGGCCAACTCGGCTACGTTGCCTTCAATGACCTTTAGTTTCTCCACGTCTACGTCGAGTCGGCTTTCAATTTTGTTAAGCCTCTGGAAGATTTCCTTGTTGTTTTCCCGTTCCGCACCTTGCTTTTCCATGAGCGAGACAACCTTGGTTTTAAGTTCGCCGTAGCCTAAGACTGCCCCGCCTACTGTGGCGAAAGCGGCTATTGAGCCAAGTAGGACTGTCGGGTCAATTTCCATAATTTTCAGATGTCAGATTCTATGTACCAGATGTCATTTACATCATTGACGATTCCTAAAATCTGCTCATGTGTATAGACTGTCTTTCCATACAGGCAATAAGGTTTGTTGCCTTCATATTTTACAATAAAAAATTGCCCGTCACTAGAGTAGCGAACATCGCCCTGATCTTGGATTACCTTTGTAAAATCAATGGAATCCAACTCCGAAGTCGGTACAATGATGTATCTTAAATTATTGTATCTCATCGGATGTTACGGAACTGAGGTTGACCAAGTTGCCCCACTGATTGTTCCACTATGACCATTCCCAGAGGCATCTGCCACTGATGTTCCAGAACCCTCTTCGAGAGGTAGATTCATCACAGTGTTTGCAGTGTTTGGTGCTAATGCGCCAGTATTATAAAGGTTTGACATTTCATCAGCGGATAATTCTTTGTCCCATATTTGTGCTTCAGCAATCAATCCGTTTGCGTAGTCCGGCGTTGTGATATTCAGTTTACCTAATTGGACTGCACCACTTGTATTGTGCATGGCTACGTAAGTTCCTTGCGAATTACCGGACATTGAAACTAGGGCTCCATCAACATAAAGATTGATGTTGGTGTAACTACCTCCACCACTATACGTTGCACCAACATGATACCAAACCCCTGTGCTAAGAGGTGTTAGTCTCCACCTATTAAGTGAGTTACTGCCAGTTAAGTCAAAAAGAGACAAGGCAAGGTTACCAGCTCCGTCTCCAGTAAATACCCATTCTCTATTGCTATTATCTTGGAATTTAGAAATAATTCGGAATTTAGTCCAACTATCGGCTTTTACCCATGCGGTAATACTGAACGGGCTGTCAGTTGTTCCGTTGCCAAACGACAAATCGTCGCTATCTGGTACGCTCACATAATCATTTACCCCGTCAAAGTCCAAAGAGTAAAAATTTCTCAATGGCTTGGCTATGCTACCTACCATGCCTGGAAGTATAAAACTCATTACGATGAGGTTTCGCCAGCAAGAATCCAGGTTGTGTCGGCATAAGACAGGAGGCTTGCTACCCCGTATTGTCCTGCAATCTTGGTGTGGCTATTGCGGTTGTTGATTGTCGTGCCTGAGCCGGAAATAGTAACCTGCCCTGCCCCAAGTTGTACCAGTGTGCAGTTGAAGTTAGCACCCAGGCCAGTTGGTACAGTCAGTGTGATTGCAGAAGCATTGTCTAGCGTGATGACCTTTCCTGCATCTGAACTGAGCAGGGTATAGGTCGTGCCTGTCTGTGCGTTGATGCTGGCATCAAACCCGAAAATGGAGTTACCATCAAAATTGTAGTCACTCAGGTTTCCTGCTGTCTGTGCAGCCAGGAGGTTTGCTACTGTGACCTTCTTGGTTACTGGACTTCCTCCTGGGTCGTCAACGATTGCCAGGATGTCTGCTGTATCTGGTGCTGCACCGAGTGCTGTTAATTCTGTAATCTTTTTGTCTGCCATGTCTTATGCCTCCCAAATTAAAAAGTCACCTGCTTCTGTGATGATTTGATTGCTGTCTTCTGTCAAGAAATACATTGGAAAATCCAAGCAGGACTGTCGGGTCAATCTCCATGTTAGAAGTCTGCGTTAGGATCTACGTACCAAGGGTCTTCAGGATTTGCTCTACGTGCCTTGACTTCATCACCCGTTAATACAGTTGTTCCATAAAGTGCGTAAGGTTTATTGCCACAATACTCCACAATGTAGTTTCCGTCTGGCATGAGAGTCGGTTCAATGATTACATCGTAGTCGAATGTATCTTGAATTTGCGTAATGTCGCCAGCATTAAGAGAGTCTTTTTTAGTCTGGTCAATTATTGCGTATTTATGTTCTAAACTCATTATGGTACGTCTATTGAAAATGTTGGACCATTAGTGAGTGTGGCATTATTTCCCCCTGAACCTTGGTCGGTTACAGTTGTTCCTGTGCCACCATCGTTGTCACCCATTCTCCACCAGCCCACTGGAGAGTAGGAAGTGAGGTTGGCAGGAACCCCAGAGTTATAGATCGCAGCAACCTCTGATGACGATAATCCATAATCGAAAATAGCTGCTTCATCCATTTTTCCATCTAATAAATTAGACACAACACTAGCAATCAAAGACATACCTACCTTCATATCGTATAAACTCGTTGTAGCTGTCGTATTGGGAGTGGCGACCGTTCCGATTTGTGTTCCATCCAAGAACATTACAATACTGCCACTAGATTCAGCAGTAATGATTATATTATGCCAATCGTTATCAATAATAGCGGAGTTAACATTTATGCTCACACTACTATTAGCCACTAGGGTAAATCTTAGTGTCTTTGCACTAAATCGGTTGTCGTAAAACAGGTAGAACCCTTTTTGACTGGCTGTATATGTAGTGCCTAAGATTGATTGAATATTACTTGTACTTGCATGGTTTGCAAATTTCACCCATGTACTAATTGAAAAGTCACAAGTGTTTTGGATGAAATCAAATCTTTCAGCAACTGTACCGTAATCATTAACTCCATCAAAGTCCAAGGAATAGTTGTTGGTGAATGGTGCTTCCTCCCAAATCAAGAAGTCTCCTGCTTCGGTGATTAGTTGCTCGCTAAGTTCCGTAAGTAATCCGTCAACGGCTCCTGCTGGTGTGCTAGGGAAATCACCCAGAACTGCTACACTTGAGGGTGCACTAATACTGCTGGCCAGTGTGTACCCCTGGGTTAGTCCGCTGGGGATTTCTACGCTCATTGTGTATTGATGTTACAGGCCAGAGCTTCCGCCAATGGCCCATACCGAATATGCGCCATCCGTGCGAGCAGAGAGGTTAGCACGTACTGCCATGTATTGGCCATTATTTTGGTAGATGATCTTATCCGCGGTTGCAGTAAATACCTCTTCATGGATGTCAAACCATGTGCCTCCAACTTTGCCTTGGATTTTCAATGTGCCTCCAGAACTTGCGCCAGCGCATCGCAGAAAAAAAGTCCAGCCCCGTTCACGCTCGGCATTAAATTCTGCTCCTGCGCCCGTCGATGTTGCGGCATTGAGGAGTTGGATTTCGTGTGCTTTGTATAACATTTTATTGCCCTGGTTGGTTCATGCTAACCCCAGACCCTGCGCTAGTGATGCCGACAGAGGGAGAGCGGTAGGTAAGTTGGGAAGTGCCTCGCTTCTTTTTGGTAACAGTTCCCCTGGCAATTTTCCTTGGAGATTCCACAGAAGAAGCGACTTCCGTTGGTGGAGGAGGAGCTGGAGGAGGAGGGGGTGGAGGTTGTGGTGATGGGCCGCCGAAACACATGATTATTCGCTGGTTAAAATGTTCTCGTTCTGTTGTTTATGAATCCTTTTGAGGAAGTCAATGACACGCTGTTCACCTGCCATGACCCAGATTTGCCTATCGTCCCAATCGGTATCGGGACAACGGAGCGGAAACCTTTTAATCATTTCTTGGAGCATGTCAGTTGAGACTGTTGGGAATCCTTTCATTCCTACCACCTAGAATGTTCGCACGCACGAAGGCAAACTTTTTTTTATTTTTTCCTTTACAAGGCGAAATCTACACACATTGATAAACGGCGACCAACCGATTCATGTTGGAGAACAAAAGGACATTATGAAAGAACTAGCAAAAGCCCTGTTGAAAGCCAGGGCAGAGATGGGGAAGCTCATCAATAACGCAAAGAATCCTCACTTCCGTAGCAACTACGCTACGTTGGATGAGGTGATCCGGGTAGCCCAGGAACCTCTGGCAAGCAATGACGTATGTGTCATCGAGCGTTGCGTAAGCGGAGAGTCTTCCACGATCCAGCAACTTACAATGATTCATTGTGAGTCTGGAGAAGAAGTCACCAGTTCAATGGAGCTGGTCTGCAAAGACCCAACGAATCCTCAGCAGTTGAAAAGCGCACAGACATACGCTCGCCGGATGCTTTGGACAACAGCCGCTGGACTTGCGCCAGAGGACGACGATGGCAATGCCGCCAGCAGTGGCAGTAGCAATACCGCCAAGGACGCAGCCGCACGGCTTAGGCAAGCACTCGGCAGCAATGTTGAGTCAGTCGAGCGATACGCACGATCCAAAGGCATCCTCGGAGAAGGTGAGCCATTGGAGAAGCTGGACATCAAGTGGATTTTGAAGGGGTTGAGTAACCCAGAACAACTAATCGAAAAAGCAAAAACAAACAATGAGTAACAAGTTAGAGTACGTAGGGAAAGTCGTCAATGTTGGCGACATTGAGTTGGTCGGAACAGACCAGTTCCATAAGCAAACCTTCTGGGTTCTTGAAACTGGCGACTACGCCAAGCCCGTCGCCTTCGAGTTGATGGGGAAAGTCCTGGAAAAGATGAAGCCACTCCATAAAGGAGATGTGGTTAAAGTCTCATTCAACATCAAATCCAGGGAGTACAATGGCAGAAGCTACACCAACTTGAATGCGTGGAATGTCAAGGTGAAGCCAAAGACATTTCAGCCCGACGAGTTCGGGATAGACGATTCCGAAGAGGTTCCATTCTAATTTAATCCGTTAAACAAATGGGGGGTGCGCATCCTACACGCACATTTTGAAAGGACACACATGAATATGATAATAGATATAGAGACTGGAGGCTGGTTAGACTGCCCATTCCAGTTCGACGAATCCTCGGTCGCTCTCGGAAACTTGAAAGACCCCGAGAAGATCGAAGCCAAACTTGCTGAGGCCAAAGGTAAGTGGGAAGAGAATATGGCATTAGCCGCTGAGACTGGAGAAGTCCTGGCGGTAGGAATCACGGAAGGATACAAGGACACCATCCTTGTTGGCCGGGAGAAAGACATCCTGGTCGCAGCCTGGGGACATATCTCCCAACAACTTACTGCCCAGAGGTACGTTGTCGGTCACAACCTTTGTGGCTTCGACCTGCCCTTTATGATAAGAAGGAGTTGGGTCAATGGCGTGAAGGTTCCATTGGAAGTAATGAGGCATACTGGCAGATACCCAACTTGGCATAGCTGCATTAAGGACACCATGCTCCTTTGGGCGATGGGTGATCGCACCTTTATCTCGCTGGACAAGCTATGCAAAGTCCTCGGGGTAGGAGCCAAGCCGGAAAATTTTTCCGGGGCTA